TAAACCTAATTAAGCAGCAGTACGGCTGGCATCAAGTGCCGGAGAATCCGACTCAACACCAGAGTAAGAAGTACGCAGACATTGGGTCTCCGAGAACACGCCAGAGGCGGTAGCACCACCATGGGTACGGGAGACAGAGCGACGAACAGCATGGTTGTCAGAGACAGCCAGGTTGCCGTTATCAGCATAGGTAGAAGCGTATGCACCAGTGATGGTACGGGTAGCAAAGTTCACATTGCCAGCCACACCATTACCACCAGCAGCAGTAGAAAGATTAGCCATTTAGAGGTTACCTCAGTTGGTATAAGAAACAGTAGCAACAACAAAGGTTGCAGAAGTGGTGCCAGCAACTGACAGCACATCACCAACACGATAGCCATCACCACCAGCAGCAACAGTCTCACCAGTTACTACACCGTCAGTAACAGTAGTAGTAAGGGTGCAGCCAGTGCCGTTGATGTTATCATCAGTGGTAGCCTTAGTGCCAGCGACTTGACCAGTACCACCAGAAGTACGAGTTACACTGACAACAGTACCACCCTCACGGCCGGGTTCAATCGGAGGACGAGGGTAGTACGTTGCACTAGTGGTAACCCCAACGCCATCAGTAGCTTGAGTAGCCATTGGTAATTACCTCTAGCTATCAGGAGCGGGCCGACTGCAGCTCGATAGCAGCAGCAGGGTTCAGAGTACCGCAACCCATAGCCAGACGACCCACGATCAGGTCACCCTGGTACATCACAGACACATCACCAGAGGTGGTCTGCACAGAAGGAGCGATAGCTTCCACAACACCAGCAGCATCCTTGTAGTAGATCAGACCACAGTGGGTGCTGAAGTTACCGGAGTAGTTGTTGTTCTCACCGTTGACGGAAGAGATGTTACCAGCCAGGAAGGGCAGGTTGTTGGAACGCTTGATGGAGATACCAGCGATCTCATAGAGACCCTCACCGCTGTTCAGGTTACCTTGGCTGTTGCCATAGTCACGGTTGAGGATGTTGCTATCCACTTGGCTCACCAGTGCATAGTACTGGCGGGGGCTGAGGACAGCAGTGCGGCCTTGCTTGGGCAGGTTCTTCTCATCGAGAATAGAAGCAGCCTCGAAGAAGGCATCAACAAGGGCTTGAGCGTCATACTCTTTGTTAGCACCAAGTTGGATCACAGAACCGCCGGGCTCAGGACCAGGAGCGGCAGTGATGGGATGAGCTTCACGAGCAGCCTTAGCGATCTGACGGAAGATCTTCTTGTCATAAGCCTCAGCCAGAGCATAACCAATCTTCTTGGCGATCTCAGAACGAAGGCTGTAGTGAGCCAGGGTCTCATCCAGGTCGTACACAAATGCACTAGAGATGAGCAGGTCATCACAAACGATGGTCTTCTCGGCCACCGGAGGATCACCACTACCCAGGATCGGAGTACCGGGCTCGTGGTAAGCCGCTTCCATACGGCCAGTGAAGATGAACTGCATAGCCTTACCGTTACGCAGGGTACGGCTTTGCACAGTGCCCTTAGCGATAGTCGCGCCTTCATAGGCTTTGAACATCTCACCAGAGAACAGTTTCAGATAAGTTGCGTACTTGGTATCATATGCAGTACCAAGAGCAAGAGGAGTCGAACTAGTATTATTAATAGTACCGACTGAAGTTACAAGAGTGTTAGCCACAATAGTTAAAGAGAGAGTTGTTTACGTGTAGTCTCTCTAAGCGCTTAGAATTTTTGTCGTTATTTTTGTGTCGTCTCTCCGACTGTCATGGCAAAGGGTGTCGGTCGTAACCGGCCTAAGCCAAAGAAAAGGAGGTCCTACTCTGAGGTGCCTCCAATCCAATTAAAAGTTAGGGCCAGGTAGCAAGCGTACCAGCTTGTACCTTAACACCTTTAGGGCTCATCTCAGTGAGCGTTTGATTTGCTTCACCGTATGCAGTAGCAAACGCAGGAGAAGCAGCGAGATTCGTTACATATTGAACAGCAGATACCGAAGAGTTCTTCGGATCAAAGGGATTAGCGCGTGCCATGATTAACCAATGATAGGTGCAGTGTATGTAGCCAAGTCAAGTGGGAAGTTGTGAGCATTGCGTTCATGCATCACTTCAAAACCAAGACCAGCTCGGTTAAGAATGTCAGCCCAAGTGTTAATCACTTTCCCTTCAGAGCTGACAAGGCTTTGGTTAAAGTTGAAACCATTAAGATTGAAAGCCATGGTCGAAACGCCCAAAGCAGCAAACCAGATACCAACAACAGGCCAAGCAGCAAGGAAGAAATGAAGGCTACGGCTATTATTGAAAGATGCATATTGGAAGATCAAACGTCCAAAATAGCCATGAGCGGCAACGATGTTATACGTCTCTTCTTCTTGACCGAACTTGTACCCATAGTTCTGAGATACTTCTTCAGTTGTTTCACGAACAAGACTAGACGTAACCAAACTGCCGTGCATCGCGCTAAACAAAGACCCACCGAATACACCCGCGACTCCAAGCATATGGAAGGGGTGCATAAGGATGTTATGTTCAGCCTGGAAGACAAGCATGTAGTTGAAGGTTCCAGAGATACCCAGAGGCATAGCATCAGAGAAGCTTCCTTGACCAAAGGGATAGATAAGGAATACAGCGGTAGCAGCCGCCACCGGGGCAGAGTATGCGACAAAGATCCAGGGCCTCATCCCTAATCGATAGCTAAGTTCCCACTCTCGTCCCATGTAAGCATAGATGCCAATGAGGAAGTGGAATACTGTAAGTTGAAACGGTCCCCCGTTGTAGAGCCATTCATCAAGTGAATTAGCTTCCCAAATTGGGTATAAGTGAAGTCCGATGGCATTGCTGCTCGGAACGACGGCTCCCGATATGATGTTGTTTCCATACATTAAACTCCCAGCAACGGGCTCTCGAATGCCATCAAGATCGACAGGGGGAGCCGCAATGAACGCAATGATAAAACATGTAGCAGCGGCCAACAAACAAGGGATCATAAGAACCCCGAAGTGACCAATATAAAGACGGTTGTTTGTACTGGTTACCCAGTTCAAGTAAGAGTCCCAGGGGTTAATCCGGGACTGAGGGGCTGCAATAGCAGTAGTCATGAAGTTAGTTAAGACGTGTTACTTTAACTCGCCCAACTCCAGAGGCAGTGAGACCGATAACATCAGCCGCACCTTTACTGAGATCAAGAGACCTATTAGAGTAGTAGGGTCCCCGATCGTTTACCCGAACAACGGCACACCTCTTGAAACAAACACGAAGTTTAGTTCCAAAGGGTAGTGTCTTGTGCGCTGCAGTAAGGGCATTTTGATCGTATCGTACACCACTAGCAGTAAGGCGGCCATTAAAGCCTGGACCATACCAACTAGTGATGACTGACAGAGTAGTTAGAAGAGGTAGCATAATAATAAAGCAAAGAACTTTAATATTGTTTACTCATACAATTCTGCCAATACACGCGCAGTATAGGCAGAACTACCAATACTTAGTAACCCTTCTTGGCTGAAGGCTTCATTTTAACAGGCTTACCGGTCTTAGCGGCTGCTTTCTTAGCTGCTGCTTTACCAGCAGGAGTATAGGGATACTCTTTGTTTCCGACTTTAGGCATGGTAATTACTTCTTTTTAGCAGTTTTAGCAGCACGTTTGAATTGAGCTGCAGTGGGTGCTCCTTTAGCACCAGGTTTACGCATCTTTTCATCACTGCCTTTAGCGATACGCATACGCTTGGCATGGATGTTTGCGTAGAGTCCAGGTTTAGCCATTTAGCATTTCCACTTACGAAGGGCTAGTGCTTTACGAGTAGGGCGACCCTTCTCATCTTTCATTGGTCCCTTCACGCCACCCATACGGGCACAAAAGGAACGCTTACGTGGTCCTCCTTCAGGCTGTGGAGCCTTTAGGTTAGAGCCAGTAGCCTTGTTATATTTGGCACGACCGGCAGCTGTCAAGCCACCAGTGCGTGATTTGTGTACACCAATCTTAAGGCTGACGTTACTTTTTCTTTCCGCCATTACCTTTGTGTCCTTTGCTTCCGCAGGCCATTAGAATACTCCAGGGATAATTTGACCGGTTACGATATAAGCGCCAATAGCAGCCACGAAGCCAAGCATAGCAAGGCGACCATTGAGGAGTTCAGCACGCTCATTATGAGGCACAGTGTAGGATTCGTCAGTATACATGGTGGGTTCTTTAGCGAAGATGTTAGTGTCGTTCATCAAAATTGAATGTTGGATCGTTCAAGCTTATCGGCTACATCAGCACGATAGGCAGGGTCTCGGTCATAGCGAGGGTCACTCATTGCTGCTACCAACTCAGCTTGAGAGCGGAAGGCATCACCAGCATTGCGTGGAGCACTGCCAGTAAGCATCTCACCATCATACCCTACAGCATCTTGGTAGCGTGCATTCAATGCCTGTGCAGCAAAGAACATAGCAAGAGGATCACCACGATCCATAACAGCATCATACATAGCCACCTCTTGTTCAGATAGGTTCTGACCAGCCCATTGAATCATGTTCTGGTATTCAGCCTCACCACCAACAGCTTGTTGGATCTGTGCAATATCATCTGATGTAGCTTGTGGTACCTGTGGCTGTTGTGCTCCACCTTTCTCAAGGAACATGTTAGCAACATCAACAGGGCTCATACCCTCGACTTTACTAACAAGTTCAGGATCCCATTCACCAGTACGGTAGGACTCCATGATAGTATCATAGAGATCCACCTCCTCCTCAGTAGACTCTTCTTCTTGTTGCGGCTCTTCTGTTTGTGCCTCTGCCTCAGGCTCTTCCTTGCCACTGAGGCGTTTCTGTAGCTCAAGGTAACCACGTTCTAGCTCTTCTGCTGACTTGTACTTACCAGCCAGTAGCTGTTGCTCTTCTTCAGCTAGACGTTCACCAACTTGCAGAGAATCAAGCTCTTCAGCAGAGAACTCACCCTCTGCTTGTTCATACGGATTAAGTGTAATTTCGTTTGCCATTTGCTGTGATAACGGTTAGATTTCCAAGACCTACAGTCTTGACAAAATCGGGGGAACGACCGATGGTGGGTTCACCAACCTTGGTACGCTTCATGTAAGGAGCGTTCTCTTGATTGGTTTGATCATCAACTGTGTCAACGGTAGCTTCGACTAGCGTCTCAGCCGAAGGGACTTCCTCCGGGGATGTTTGCTTCTTGTTCGATCTCTGGGATCTCGTTGGTGTTTGTTTGTTCATTTGATCCGTTTAGTAGTTCTGGATTCTTTGAGGGATCCAGCAGTGGAGCCTTAGCCATGTTAGGTGCTTGCTTGAGTTGCTCCATTTGCATGGCTTGCTGTTGCGCCATATCTTGTTCCTGCTGTACCTGACTCATGGACTTAACCAGGTTCAGTACATCAATACCTTGAGCAGCAGCAAGACGTTTCACAGCCTCATCTACATTGAGGTATGTGCCCAATGCTTCAGGTCCAAGTGTCTGTGCAATGGTGGTGAAGAACTGAGTCAGTGACTCCCTATCCTGTCCTCTACCAAGTGCATTGATACCAGCAACAATCGTAGGACGAACAAGATCCTTAGGAATACGTGGGATCTCTTGTGTCTTCTGTAGTACAGAGAGCTTACGGTTTAGGTAAGGGACAAGGAACTCAACAGTAAGTAGCGAGAATAGGCCACCGAGTTGTTGCTCCAGTTCCATCTGAGTCATACGTACTTCCTCAGCAGTAGTACGCTCACTGTTACGTACGTTGAGGATGAGGAACGCTTCACTAAGG